TTAGTTCATTCATTATGCAGGTCAAAAAAATGGACACTAATCAGGGCAGGAAGAAATAAAAGTACTTATGCTGATTTTGATAAGTATTCAAAAAACGAGAAAGGAAGTAAAATAGCTAAATCAATAATAAAGACTACTTCTAACAACAGAATAACATATTCCTTTAATTTTAAAAAGTAACAATGGCATACAAATATTCGGAACTAGAAAAGCAAGCATTGGAAGCGATTGATAAGCATAAACTTTTCTTTATTGCTGACGTAACCTCCTATCTACCTTGCGACTATACAACCTTTTACAATTTAAAACTCCATGAATCCAACGCTATAAAAGAGTCGCTAGCGAAGGTTAAGATAGATATTAAAGTTTCAATGCGGTCAAAGTGGTATAAATCAAATGCTCCAGCTTTGCAGTTGGCCCTTTACAAGTTGATTGCTTCCTCTGATGAGGTTAAGGCTTTGCAGATGAATTACACAGATCACACCACAAACGGCAAAGATATTACTTCACCTATAAAATGGGTAGATGGAACTACTGAATAACTTTAAGCCTATATTTAACCAGCACCCGAAAACCAGGTACTTTCTACTGACAGGCTCCAGAGGTTCGGCAAAGTCTTTTCACGTTTCGACGGCACTTCTTCACCTGACTTATGAAAAAGGGCATATCATTTTATTTACGAGATGGACTTTAGTTTCTGCTTACATTTCAATAATTCCAGAATTTATACAGAAGATTGAAGAGCTCGATAGGTTCGAGGATTTTGAGATAACGCAAACAGAGATAACAAATAAGGTCACAGGTTCGAAGATTCTATTCAAGGGAATCAAGACCAGCCAAGGCACGGCAACGGCAAACCTGAAATCAATAGCAGGCGTTACTACCTTCGTACTAGACGAGGCAGAGGAATTGGTAGATGAGGATGTTTTCGATCGAATAGACTTGTCAATCAGAACTAAAGATATGACCAACAGGGTAATCATAGTAATGAATCCGAGCTATAAAAGTCACTGGATTTATAAGCGGTTCTTAGCAAAAGGAAAGCAGGACAATACAACCTATATTCACACTACCTATTTAGACAATGCAATTAACCTTTCAAGGTCTTTTATCGAGCAGGCCAACCGAGTTAAGCAAGAAAACCTACTTAGGTATAGGCATTTGTTTTTAGGTGAATGGCTAGAAGATGCGGAGGGTCTACTTTGGAACAGAGCAATAATAGCAAAGGCATTTATTGAACAGGCTCCGAAACTTAAGCGCATAGTAGTAGCAGTTGATCCAGCCGTGACGTCAAATGCAAACAGCGATGAGACTGGGATTATAATTTGCGGAAGGGATTACGAAGACAACGGATATATTCTCGAAGATTTAAGTGGTAAATATTCACCTAATGAATGGGCTATGATTGCAGTTAAGGCATTTGAACGGTGGAGCGCAGATTGCATTGTAGCGGAGAAAAACCAAGGCGGTGACATGGTGGAAAGCGTTTTAAGGTCGCAAGGTGCTAAGCATAGAGTAAAGCTAGTAACAGCAACAAAAGGGAAATTCGTAAGGGCAGAGCCTATCTACTCGCTTTATGAGCAAAGTAAAATATATCACGTAGGGAATCTTTCTATATTGGAGTCTCAAATGGTAACTTTTAATCCAGATAAAGGCAAGTCACCTGACAGAGTAGATGCTTTAGTTTGGGGATTGACTGAATTAATGATAATAACCGAGGTGGATTACAAAGGAAAAGGACATGGAAATATTAAGCGGCCTTCAAAGAAAGAGTTTTATAAAGAGATGCTTTAGTCAGGTTACGATTGAGGATCTACTATCCATTGATCAGCACACACCAAGGCAGGTTATCAAAGCACTAAGCAGCCTGACAGAATCAGAGGTCAATCAATTAACGAGTGACGAAGTCTTTGTTCTATACGAACTTGTCAGTTTTATTGACGACCTTAATGAGGTCGGCTATGTTTTGCCGTTGGACTTTACAGCTCCTAATATTGACGTTGCTGGCGGTACTTTTGAGCAAGCCGAAAGGGCGAAGATAAAGGCGAGCGAAAATAAAGCTCCATACCGACTATTTCTTGACTTAGTAAATATCTACTATCCAGATCAGTATTTGACAGGCTTAGCAGCTCCAGCGCTTGCGATAGGCGCATTAATTTACGAAGACCTTACTAAGTTGCTGGACCGGTTCAAAGACTTGGCGGGGGAAAAACCAAACGATGAAGAAGAAGAGGCGGGCGTTTCTGCATTGCACACGTTCGGGCCTTATGGCATTTGCGAGAGCATAGCGACGAGATACGGGGTTAGACCTTACGACGTGTTTAATTGGACTGCTGAAGAGGTCTATTTGGATTTGACTTATCAGATGGCAAAGAGCAGATACCAGGATAATCTTCGGGCAATTGAGAAAAGAAAAAGTCGAGGCGCAAAGGGGTAATATTAAATTTATTGTTTATATTTGAATTCACTTAAATAAAGAGCGATTATGAAAACATTTAGATTAGAGTTTAGCGAAAAGCAAAATTGGTTTTATCACAATTACGATGGGCAAAATCCATATTCTAAACCAAACGGATTTAAAACTATAATGGAAGAATGTTCAGATGAATTTTTCAAAGTTTTATCAACAAGACTAAATTATGTTAGTAAAAAAGGCAATTTAAAGGTTCATGAAATAATGGGCGAAGTTATCAAAATTTATCAAGAGCGACTATGAAAACTTACTCAGAATTAAAAGGAAATAAAGCATTTGATTGGAATGCATTTTTAGAAAACCCACCTGAAAAAGGATCAGCAGAACAGTGGGAAGCAAGTAATTTATCAGGTGAATGGGTCACTTGTGCTTGTGGAAATCAATGCGATATTATACCGAGGTCACCATTAGGTTGCCCTGAAGACTACCTATTGGAAAAGCTTGGTTGTATTTTTTATGAAGATATAAACGCAGGAGAATGGCAAAACGCAAAAAATACGCTTTACCTGATTGAAAGAAGATCTCAGGAAATAATTGAAGGACTTACGAAATGATGAAAGCTAATGAATTAAGGGTTGGGAATCTGGTATATTATGGTGGTATTATACTAACTGTAACTCAAACATCTAAATCAAAAATAGTTGGGGTTACAGCAAATTTAAAATCACTTTTTAAATGTTTTTACGATGAAATTGACCCGATATACCTAACCACTCAATCTATTTTATTATTAGGTATTGAAGAAAAAATCTATACCCATGAAATAAAAGAACATTGCAATACTGAAAAGGCATTGTGCATTAATATTAATTTAGATGATGGTCAAAAACGAAATGTAGATGTAACTTCAGGTAGATTTTCAAATGATGGAGCAATAGATGATTCAGTATGCTGTTATCCATTAAAACAGGTTAAATCCGTTCACCAACTTCAAAATCTTTACTTTGCACTCACAGGATTAGAACTAAAGAAATAAACTTAATCCCTCCTAGAAATTAGAGGGATTTTTTTTAGTCCTATCCGTAACCGCATTTAACCTTTAATTTTTATATTGGCGTTAATTATGGCAAATTATCAAAACATAGTTGATGTATGTAGGTATTCAGTACCGAATGATCTCAGATTTATTCATGGGTTATTAGTTGATTTTTCTCAAGACTTTCAAGGAACTTATCCACTTGTTACCCTTTCACCTTTTATAATCACAGACGCCAGAGGAACTCAAAATGCTATTTTTGACAGCGCTAATTTGGCAGTGGGTTTTTGGGAAGAAGATACCGCAGATTCAACGCCTGAGGAACGAGAAGCAATAATTGCTAGAATGGATAATTTAAGTAATGAGTTCTTGGATAATATTCTTGAATCAGAAGTTATAAAATTAACTAACATTGAAAAAGAGCCAGTATATTTTTTCTATCAGGCTACTTTAACAGGTTTAATAGTTAGATTTACAATTAGCTTAGCTCCTCCATGTTAAGCGTTTTAGTTCAGGCAATACTCAAGCAGTTTGCCGAGGAAACAATTGCGGGTATTAAAAGTAGAATCCCAAACGTGACTGGCAAAAGTGCTGAAAGTTTAGGGTATTTAATTGAAGGAAGTAACCTAACTATATTTAGCACTCAAAAATACTTTACAGTTTTAGAGACAGGAAGGAAACCGGGTAAGCGTCCGCCTATTAATGTAATTGAACAATGGATAAGAGACAAGCCTTTAAATCTGGATGGAATATCTGCTAAAAGTTTAGCGTTTTTAATAGCTAGGAAAATTGGCGAAGAGGGCAGTTTACTTCACAGGGAAGGCGGTAAGTCTGGCGTTATATCAAAGTCAATTAACGATCAAGTTATAAAAGAAAAGCTAACCGACGTTTTAACCGATAAGTTTCGAGACTATATTATTAATGAGTTTGTACGCAAATCACTAGATTAATGTCAGTTATAAATCAAACCTTGGCACCTTTGAACGGTTCAGACGTATTTAGTCCAATGATTTACGAGTTTGGCTTTCAGTCCGCTACCTGTAATTTTATTGACTTGCAAGGGATAGCAGCTATTGATATACCAATAAACTATCAAGACCTAATTGAACTCGGAGACAGCATTCGCATAAAGAACGGAGCCTATATTGGAGTTTACCGAATAACCGAAATAACTATTGGCACGCTGTTGAGATTGACGCTAAACACGCCTTTCATTGGATCATCTTTATCAACAGGATCCACACAGTTCACTCCAGAGGGGGCGCAAGTTTTCCAATTAATAGCAGGATATTTAACCGGGCCAGAGGCAATCATTAAGCCGTGGCAGGTAGTTGACGAGATAATAGTCAGCCCTAACCTTGCAGGGGTTTACCGCTTTGATATTTCGGGATATATTAGAACACGCTTCAAAATTACCGAACCTTTAGCTGGTCCTAATGTTCCGATTTCAATCCGATACTTGGTAAGGCTAAAAAGCGCAACAGATATTCCAAACGACAGCACAGCGATAACGGCATACTACGGACTAGCAGACCTGACACCACAGCAACAGGCAGGATCAGAGGCAGTAGGTGAACGGCCTATTTTGTTCTTCGGAGACGAACCGACGCTTTACAGTTTGGCACTTGGCAAAGGAATAATTAACAACTTCATTGCAAATCCAGACGAGGCAGCAGGAACTACTTCGGGATCGGTAGTCGATCTTAAACTATTAAGTTGCCAGCCTAAAGTAATTACTTGGGTAGGGGTTGCAGCCACTTCAGGTTTTACAGTTGATCCGGTGCTACCTTCATGGATCAGCGCAACAGCTTTGGGAAACAATATTAACCTAGTTATAAATCCATGCACAGCAGGGGCGGGTGACTACTTAGCGGCTGATTACAATCCACTAGATTATTTGGTAGGTGGCGAAATCAACAGTATTACAGGGTGCTTTAGTTTCGTGTTCTCAAAAGGTGGAACGCTGTTTACTCTTAACATTTGCGTTGTGGCAATAAGCGAGATAGTCACGGTATGCAAATCAGATGTTTTAAACTTCGCTTGGCTTAATCAAAGAGGCGGGTTTTCTTCCTTTGCTTTAGAAACTAAGTTTTTGGAAGGTAGAGACTTCGGAAGCGATAACACGGTAATTGATGCGTCGGGAAAATTAAAGAGGGTAGAGTTTCGGGAAGTTTACGACACCGTAGAAGTTCGTGGCGGGGTGCTTTCTAAAAACCAGCTTGATTTATTGGCCAGCTTGCGGACTGCTATTCAGGTTTACCTTTACAATTCAGTTAGTACAGCTTTTGCTATTCCGATCGTAATTGATCGCTCTAGCTTCACAACCTACGGAAACCGATTCAATCAATCAGAAACTAGGTTTGCATTTAAGTTCAGGAAGTCGCAACAGGTCACAGTTCAAACGCAATAAGAGCAATGACTGAGATATTTATAAATAGTCAGTTAGTTAATACGCAAGAGGCAGATATAGTTTTAACCGTTCAGGCTTTGACGTTCGATCAGTTAGGGAGCCGAAAGGGAAGCTATTCAAATGTTTTCGATTTGGCACGGACAAACGAGAATAAAGCTTTATTTGATAATTGCGATATTGTTACGA